CTAGCGTCGTGATGACGTTAGTGGTCACCTACATAGTGCACGTACACACTAATTGAGCCGAGAGGCTCATGGTACGTGAGTAGGTAACCTCTGCAGCCCCCCCGGGTGGGGGGGCATCCTTGGATCCCTTAAGGGTGTGTTTTGGTAGGTCTAGACATGGCGTAGGAAGTTATCCATTAATGGAACACTTGAAACGCCTAGTTGCCTTATGGCAACTACTGGCTACTAAGACGCAACTGTCTCGATTCGTGGTGCAAGCCGACTTGGCAGCACTACAAGAAAGAACCGAGGCTGAAGGCCTAACCTTCCTAACTGTCGTCCTCCCGAGGTTGTTCAAAGCATTGGATGCGAGTTTTCAAGCATCCACTTTGACGCCCGTTGAGGGATTCGGACAGGCAGAAGGGGCGGTCTACCCGCTATTCTTGCGAAAAGCGTGGTGCGCGATCTTCACTGAAGATGGTGTATTACGTGATTCTCATGATGTTGATGCGGGGGCTGTAGCTTGTATTCGCCAATTAAGCGCGATTTACTACAAGCTCGAGCTGCCATATACCACAAGTCAGACCGACATGGTCCTGGAACAGTTCACTCGAACTGAACAGGATCTTGCCGAACTGGCGCTCTTCCAGTCCGCACCTTGCGGATTGCTCAACAGAGCTCGGAAGACGGTGCATAGACTACTTGCTGGGGTTAATCCCCACAGTAGTCGACCGTGCCATTGTAGTGGATCAAGCGCTTGCAGGGTTATTCCCTGGGAGCGGTACGAGTCATTTAGGTATATCCCCCGGTTGAACCGGGAGTTTCCTTATGCCGAGTACTTCTTCTACTCGAAGACGCATCTATGCGATAAGCTAGATACGCTCCTAGACGCAGAAGTCAGTGATCCAATGGCTAGAGTCGTATTCGTACCGAAGGACTCTCGAGGACCTCGCCTTATTTCGTGCGAGCCAAGAGAGTTCATGTACATTCAAAAGGGCCTTATGGCCCTGATGTACAAGACGGTTGCGAATCGACCTGCGATCGACGGGCAAATCGGTTTTACCGACCAAACCCGTAATCAACGTTTGGCAAAACTGGGATCCGTTAACGGATCCCACGCAACGTTGGACCTCAAGGAAGCCTCAGACCGAGTGTCAAGAACATTGGTTTCGACCTTGTTCCCAGATAACTGGGTTAACGCTTTGGAAGCTTCGCGCTCTAAGGCAACTGTACTTCCGGATGGGACGGTTTGTCCCCTCCTCAAATTTCCTCCTATGGGATCAGCTTGCTGTTTCCCTGTAGAGGCGATTTGTTTCTGGTCGATTGCGCTCGCGGCAATGAAGTTGGACGAGGGCTTTTACGCCCGGTTGTTCAACAACAATCTCCGTTCCACTGACATCGAGATGTCGGTATTCGGAGACGATATCATTGTACCGGTTGAGCATGCTCAGTCGGTCATTCAGGCACTTGAGTCTTGCGGACTACTCGTCAACAAGAACAAGTCATACTGGGAGGGTCCCTTTAGGGAGTCTTGCGGCGGCGACTACTTCAATGGAGTCGACGTTGCACCAGTGAGAGCGAAAGCTCTCCCTGAATGTGATAAGAAGGAAGCCCAGTTCCGCACTGCAAGTTTGTTTAACAACTTGCTTGTTAAGTACGGAACATGGTACAACGAGACTCTATTCCACGACCTCTACGAGGAGTGGTACGGTCCCGTGCCAAAGTCAAATCGATTCTACACTGTAGATCCAGATGATTTTGGTGACGAATGGGTATTTGGGCCGCAAGGCTTAATATCCGTCAATAGCGGAACCGTATCGGCATCCCAAGCCTTCCAAGGCTTGGCGCTGAAATCGAGATACCTCGAAATTCCAGGCCGTGTACGATCCCGTATAAACTCAGAGACGCGAGTCCGAGAGTTTAGGATCCTGCACGAAGTCCCTATCGACCACGAGGTTGATATAGACCGCTGGG